GAGGTGTTTGAAACTGATCCAGAACAGGTGGGATTAGACTGTTAGGGTCTGGCATTGGAATACTAGTTCCGGGTATAAGATTTCTTTTTTTCTTTTCATCGTCATCGTCAAGACCTTGCATTAAGGACATGAACAAGTCAGACATTGTTTTTCCATCGTTAGCCATTGTTGTTCTCCTTATGAAAGTCTCCGTCCGGGAAGACCTCGTTTCATTCTTTGTTGTCTATTCATAGCCGCTTGTTGATAAAGATCCACTGGGGCTCCTGAAGCTCGATTATCCATTGCTAAGCTTCTTCCGGGTTGGGGAGCTGGTGTTTCTTGCATAGCTGACGAAAGCATTGCAGGTGCTGCCGAAATAGCTGTTTGTTTAGCTGCTCCTTTCATACCTTCACTCGTTAGCATAGAACCTAAACCGCTCATTTGAGCCCCAGCTGCAGCATTCATTTTAGCCATTAAACCTACAGGTGCAGTAGCTACAGGGCCCGCTAATCCGGGAGCTAAAGGTGTCATAGCTGCGGCTGATGGGGCTCCTGCTCCCATAACAGCTCCAGCTGCAGGGGCTGCTAATGCTAACCCAAGACCCATAAGGGCCCCTTCCTTTCTATTTTTTTTGTTAGCTAAAGCACCTAATGCTGCTCCACCTAACGCCATTCCTAATAATGCGGGTATAGGCATTACTTACCTCCTCCTTTTGATGTGGTTATAGAACCAAAGTCAAGACCGCTAAGCATAGCAGAAGCATCTCGTATGGTTTGACGAGGAGCATTCTGTTCAAACTCAAATCGTTCTCTATCAGCATCAATGTCAGTTTGAGTGTAGCCTTCTTTAGCTGCACCAACGTCTTGTAGAACCCGAGAGGAAAGCAAAGCTGAATCTTGCATTGAAGGTAATTGCTGAAGCATACCAAGCTGCTGTCTGCGATTAGAGTCTACCATGCCCTGAAGAGCCTTAGACCTTGCATCTGTTACCTGACCTGTTAGATTAGAGATAGCACGTTCCTGTTGGATAGCTGCTCTGTCTCCCCCAAATGCTCCACCTCTAACAGCTTCAGAACTAAGCTTAGGTGCAATCTGTGTTTCATACTTAGAGATTAATGGGTTAGTTACCGCATCTAAAAACTTTTCTGTATTAGGGTCATTCATAGGGTCGTAAGCCATAGCATCTTGGAATCGAGCCATAGCAGTGTCACTAAGAGCACCTGTGTCTCCTGCAGCAGCTAGCTGGGCCGCAAGCCCTGCTTCAGTGTCCGAAGACATACCTGCTGTTGTGTCACCCTCAAAGAACTCCATAGGGCCTAAGCCTTCCATTTTATTAGCATATCCCAACTGTTTGTTAAGAATAGCTCTTTGTTCTGGGGATGGGCCAGTAGTTGTAGTCTGTTTACCACCACCACCTTTACACTGAAGCATATAGCTATCTGTAAAGCATCCTAGTTCTGAATCGTAGCTACTTTGAAAAGTAGTTCTTTTACCTTTAAGTTTCATTTAAAAGTCCTTTATTATCTGAGGGGTCCCTTAGGGATTTACCGGCTATGGTATATCTCTCTGAGAATCCGCGTTCTTTTAGAGGCCTTAACCAACGCCTCATGCCGAAGACTTGTATGTCGTCACAGTCATTTAAGACTGCCCACTCTTCGATTGTTTTAACATTGCCTAGTGCATGTACAACACCTTCTCCCTTTTCACCACCTAAGTAACATACTTCGCAAGTACGTTTACTGGGATAGTCAATGATATGGGTTATAACCGTAGCTACAAACGTATCATTAAGGGTTCCTACCCATAGCTGCTTAGTACCATCTATAAGGTCTTGAGCTACGTGTTTTAGTTTTCGTTCACCCTGCCCATACTCTAGGGCAGACTCTATGTGCTCTAAACAAGCAACGGGTAAATCTTTAAAATGTTCTTTTGTCCACATGCAAAGCATATAGTCCTCCGGTTAACCTACGAATACCCAAGCGGATCCTGAGTACCTGTAGAGGCCAGCACCACTTGAACCATCAAAGCCAGAGCCAGTCCCATCGCTTACAGATAAGAAGCCAGCTAAAGGTTCTACTGGTGGGGAAGCTAAGGGTATCATAGGTATAAATTGATAGAGGGCTCTTACACCCTCATTAAGTTTGTTTAACTCTTGCTGTACTGATCTTGCATCGTAGTTTACTGGAAGCATTATCTAAACCCTCTTACTCTACCTTTGATCTCTAGGTTAGTTATTTCCCAAGTATCAGCGTTGTTATTTGAAGATATCTTTAAGAATAAGTATCTGCCAGAAACCCTGACCTTGTAATCAGCATATGATCCGTTTACATAAAAACTATGTTCAGGGCTAAAAGTAGGCTCATCATTAATATTCTCAGCAAAACCTATTTCAACTAATGGAGTACCGCTACCTATCTTACCAACCCTTACGCTAGTTATTTCTTTAATGGAGTAAGGGTCATCAAGATCATGGGCTTTTGTTATACCATATGTAGAGTGACTAGAGTTAGACCCGTCTTCAAACCTAACGTTACCTGTAGAATCAGCTGTTATATCGTGATCAAATACTCCAGATATTTGAGCTGAACTCGCACCTATTGTCTGTATACTAAATGTTTTATTAGAGTAGTTATAGGTAATCTGAGTGTTAGGCTTAGTATCTGCAATAGGCAAAGACCATATTACTTCACTATTTATTTTATTGTGATAAGCAACTACCTGCGGGTATTCTGAACTAGCAATATTATCTCGTATGTACTTGTTAATACCTTCAACATCTCCAATAGCTGAAACAGAGTTACCATCTGTAACAAATAACCCCCGTCTTGAAAGCCCGTAGTTCATTGAATCAACAGCAACTACAGACTTAGAAGATACCGCACCAGCACCAGAAGCAAACGCAGTAGAGTACCCAAAGTAATATGGGGCACCAGTATACTGCAAGATAAACATTTGATCTTCTGTGTAGATAGCTTTGTTTTCACCCAAGGGTACTATGGCCTTTAGGGGTGACGAAGCTTCTCGTAGTGTAAGACTACCAGCAGCATTATTAGCTGCAGCTACCCATGTATCTGGGTTATCTGTGTCACACCATGAGACATCATAAGGATGTTCTGAGTTAGTTTTATCGTAGTTAATTGCTAGTATGTGCGGTCCAGATTTATCTAAAGCAGTTACCCTAGTATACGGGCAATCAGGTACTGATAGAGACAATTGCAATCCTGTCCCAGACCCTGAAGTAGATGCTTGGGATATAGTATTACCATTAGCATAGCTAGATCCATAGTTAGTCACCTTAAATCTTGTTACAGAACCACCAGACACTTCTGTTACAGTTCCAGCAAAACTACTACCAGATCCTCCAGAAAATGTTATGTTATCATCTACAGCATGCCCAGAGCCACCAGCAGTTATACCAGCACCAGAAACCTTACCAACCTGTAAGTCAGCAAATGTTTCGTTATTCTTTTTAATCTTAATAGGGCCAACGTTATCTGCTGCTAATACCCAAGTACCAAAATTAGTAAATGACCATGCAGTAGCACTAACAACGCCTTCATCCCAGACAGAAATAGCTCCATTATCTTCAGTCCAAACAGCTATCGATGGCTCTGCTATATCCCAAACACTAGCTCCAGCTTTTTCTATTAGACTATAGCCTGTACCTACTTCTGTGTTTAAAACAAGAGGTTCATTTAGTTTCCATCTATAAATTTTACTAAGATCACCTAGGTAAAGAACCTTAGTATCGTATTCGTTAATAGATATCATCCCACGTATAGGTTGAGAGCTAAAGTTTCCTATTAAAGATTTCCCGGGTTTACGTCTAATAGATGTATCAGTAAACTGTAAACCATCAACTTCAGCCCAGAAAGGAATGCTTTTATCAAATTTATTTGTTTGCCACCCAGACAGTAACAGAGGTGTTAAGTCTGCAGGAAAAAAGTTCCTAGGTGTTCTTGGGGAAGTTGCCATAGTCTATCTCCTTAGTTAGTGCGCTTCCACATATAGACGACAATGTAGGGCTGTAGGTTATTGTGAGCTTGTGATGCACTTTGCCCTCCGGTAGTCCCTGTTGAGCCTAGGTTGCTATAAAGGTTACTCCCCGGCTCAATACCTACGGAACCATTGAATCCTCCACCACGCTGAGTGTGGCTGTGTGCTGGTAATCCGGACTGAGCCGCTGTTAGCGTTACAGTCTTAGCACCCCCAGTTTCCTGAGATTGGTTAAAGTCACCATCGCTACTGTTGATACCGACAAGTACCCTACCCGCTGCAAAGGCTACCCAGGTTCCACCAAACAGTGACGATGGATTTGTCGATACGACACTGGTGTAGATGGCCCCTACTGGGTAAGGTAATAGCTTATCAACTTGAGCAGTAATAGTTATGTTTTGAGATCCATCAAAAAAAGTGGAGCCAGTAACGTCATTTGCTAATGTAATAAGTCTTGCTGTGTCTAGCTGAGCTATTAATCCTTTAGGATTTAATAAAACCCATGAATTGTTAGCACTATTATATACTAAATCTAAATAATGGTTATTTCCAGCAATTTGACCTGCAGATAAATTGGCACCGTCTGTGGTTAGTATTGTAGAAGCACCGGTTCCGTCTACATTAAGGGTAGCCGCCCCAGTACTAGCTGTGTGTGCTTTTACTATAATACGGGCACCTTCTGTTTTAACAACATTATTAGAAAAGTTAGCAGAATAAGCTGTGCCTGTACCTGTTGTAGTTACTACGTCTAAAGAAGACCTTAGTAATCCGTTAATTTCGTCTTTAGCTGCAGAAAAGTTATCTCTAACAGACTGGGTAGTCGGTGAACCCGTTGTTGGTTTTGTTGCATTGATACTACTAGCCATTAGTACTTCTCCTATTATCGTTCACGTTGTACCCCTTTAGCTTTTTCTACGGTACGCATAGCGCCTAAGCCTAGCATACCCATAAGAACAGGCATCATCTCTGAAAGGGCTATTAAGGGAACAGCGATTGCAGAACCGGAAAGAGCAAGCGCAAAGTTTGCCAGCGGTATAATAATAAAGTTACCTGCCATCCCAGCCACGCATACCCAGCCCACAGCAGGTCTCCAACCAGCAACAAACATATTCTTATGTGCTGCCTCAACCTTGTTAACTTCAAGTTGACCTTTTGCAAGTTCCTGTGCATGTCTCTCCGCCATTGTAGATATTTCGTGTGCTAATTTATTCTTTGTATCTTTATCTTCTATAAACTTATCTAGTAGTCCTGAGACAGGGGCGATTAGTTGTGATAGCATTGTTATCTCCTATTTACCCGGGTTACCTAAGGGGCCTGTTATTTTCTTTTCTTGTTCTTCAGCTATTTTCTTACGTTTTTTCGCTTCAGCTTCTTTTCTTAGTTTTTCTCGTCTTTTTCTTTCAGCTTGTTCTTTAGCTGTAGGTAAGTTGTGTATACCTACTCTATCATCATACTGTGACATGCTCATTGTTATCTCCTATTTACTCAAAGGTCCTTTACGATACCTTGCAGTTTTCTTTGCAATCTTCTTTGGTTGTTTAGAGAACTGCTTACCCTTTCGAGTGTCCTCTCTTTTCTTTTTACTAGTAGCTGCATACTCTTTAGCTGATAGTGCACCTCTAGCTTTCTTAGGTAAGTAACGTTCACCAGTAGCTTTCTTACCCTGTGTGCTATTCTTACCAGACTTAGTACCCCACTTTTCTTTAGTCCACTTAGTCATGGACTTCTGGGCTTTAGTCTTTTTACCTGAGTACTTACCACCAGCTTTACGATATCGTTGACCAGCTATTTGAGCTTTACGTGCACTCCACTGTCCCGGTCTGCCACCTTTGCTACCAGCTTTAACGCTAGCAACAATACGTTTCCATAATGCTTCGTTTGACCTAGCCATAGTTATTTACCTTTCTTTTTACCTTTACCGTAGCTCATAGCTCTCTCCTTTGCTTTAGTTGATAGTTCTTCAAAATGAAAAAGTTTTGCAGACAAAGGGCTATGAGTAGCACCTGAGTGAACTTCACCATTCGGCATCTTATGAGTAGCACCCTTATGTGGAGTACCGTCTTTTGTATAATGCATTACACCTTTAGCCATTACCATTTCACCTT